CCCCATAGACAACCACACCGTGTGCGCCTGTGCCGCCGTTAACGTCAGCAGTAGACGAGCATGTGAACGTCAGGGTGCTGGCCGCAGCCAGTGGCGTAAATGTCCCACCGAAATTCGCGACAATCTCGGTGCCTATGTCTACGTCAGCGTTGTATCCGAAATTGTTCCAGGTCGTGACGCCCGCGCGCCGTCCAAGCGCCGCTTCATACTGATAGTGCGAGGGCCGAACAGCCGCAGCGTCGGCATCGTTCTGAAGCGTTGTGTTGATCGACTGGTTAGGTTGCCGAAACGTGCCGTACTGCGTCGATAGCCGGAAATAGCTCTGCGCGCTCGACCCGTTCAGGTAGCGGATGCGACACGTCCGCTTGCCCTTGACCGCAATGTGAAATTCGCCCGTGTTCGCAGCTACTGCATACGTCAGCGTGGTGTCGTAGTTCGCCCCTCCGTCAATCGACAGGTCAACGTAGAGCGTCCCGGCGACGTTGCTCTTGAGCGTCACCATCACGTCCGGATAGGCGTTAAGTTCGCCCACGCCTGTGAATGTCGCCCCGCCCGCCAACGTCGCGGTGGTGGAGTTTACCGTGCTGATGTAGGCGTCGGCGCTGATTGAAAGCGGGTTGGCCTCGGTGGTCGGGCCGTCTGACGATCCGCAACTCCTGGTCAAGCCCATCAGGCGGCTTCTTCAAAGAGTTTGTTTGTTCCGTCTTCGTCAAGGACAGCATCGCCGCCCTCCTCAAAGATGTCCAGCACGCCGCCAGAAGCGCCGCCAATGGTATCGTTGAGATTGAGCTTGCCAGACACCACGACCCCGACCGGGCCTGTACTCAGCGTTGTGATCATCGTGCGGAACTTGGACGCGCAGCCCTCCGGCACATCTATGATGTGCGTGCCGTCCACCGAGAACGCGATGCTCGTGACCGGATTGGTCGTGGCAATCGTCGCCCACACGCCGTCGTCGTTGATGTCCTGCTGTAGCGCCACAGTCGAAGCGCCCGCTGTATGCACAAAGCGCATGTAGAACGGCATGTAAGCCGTGAATACCGGGCCTGGTACGTTCGCAGCCGTCATCGACCAGCTAAGTTTCGTCGCCATTAAGCGCCCTCCTTCATGGCGGCTTCCAGTTTGTTCAGGTTCTCAGGCCGCGCCTTGAGCCCGACCTCGAGCGCCTGCGCCTGTTCCATCTTCTGCTGCTGCTCAGCCTGCGCTTGGCTGCGCTGCTCACGCATCTCAGAGACCTGCTTCGGATCACGCGCCCAATCGGTAGGCGTGTCGCCCATCGCACCGCGGGTGACCTCGTCCCAATCGACATTGTCAAGGCTGTCAGGCGCGATCTGGGCCTGTAGCGTCATCCTGGCGACCAGAGCCTCAGCCTGCTGCGTCCTCAGTTCACGATAGGCGATCGATAGCGGCGTCTCGAACTCGAAATCTACCTGCGCGCCCTGCAATCCATCGGGCATTCCCTCGGGAAGCTGCGTCTGCTCGTCCAGATCACCGAACGCGCCCTTGCTCCATGCACGTTCGAACACCGCATCCATCAGGATGGCGTTCTCGCTCTCCATCGGTTCGAAGATCGGGGCGGCAGAGCGGACGTATTCCTCGATCCACTTGCCCGCCTCGTAAGCGGTCATCTGCTTGTCGGGCATCTTGAACAGGTCCTGCCAGAAAGCGCGGCCCTGGTTCATCGACAGCCGGTCAGTCAGCTCGATACCGTAGCGCGGGTCGCCCGACTCGAGGTTCTCGATGACCTTGCGGTTGCCGTCTCCCATCGCGGAGGCGTCGTAATAGGTGATGGCCCCGGCACGCAGGTTGATCTCACCGACCACCGCGTCGTGCGCTGCCACTTTGGGCGGATCGACCTTCCATTCCACGCTCTTGAGCAGCGCCTGCTGGGCAATGTTCAGGGTGCGCGCATCTGCCAGCGCCACGCCGGCACAGGGCGATCGACCGTAGGGCTCGCCGCTCACCGTCATCCAGCGCCTGACCAGGTACGGGAACCAGTTGAAATGGCCCTCGCCCAGCCCGGCTTCCTTCTCATCGACGCCGCAAGCCATGTACATGCTCATGTACTTGGCGCTCTTCCGGGGCTTCTCGGTCTTGTCGTAGGTGTACTCTTCGACGGGTGCGACACAGCGCTGGACCTGGACCTCGCGCTCGGGCTCCTTGTCCAGCGTCTCACGCCATTCACGCGGCAGGTTGGCCTTGCCGAACAGCCCGGCGCACTGACGCAGGGTCATGTGCATACGCTCGTGTAGCTCGTCCACCTTGCCTTCGTGGTTCTCGCTCCACGCGCAATCCTTGAGATGTGCGCAGGTGAACAGCAGGCCGGTGTTAGCCGAGTTGTAGGTGTGCCGGATGATCGCGTTGCCGAACGTCGTGTAGTCGTGGTCCGATTCCGACATGGCCCGCGTGAAGTTCGCGCCCGGATGATAGACGATATTGCGCTGCGTCCTGGTCGCACGCTCCAGCCACAGCCGGGTCGCCTTGTCGTCCATCAACTCCTCGGGACGGGCGACAGCCTTGAACCAGTCCTTGCCACGGGGTCTCAGCATCGCGCCGAGATTGTTCGCCATGTCGCGGCGCATCCGCTGGGGAACGCTGGTGTAGATGCCGTCGTAACGCTCGTCGCCCTTGGACTTGTTGCCGAAGAAGTCAGCGCGCTCGGGGTAGAATATCTCGGCACACGCCTGGAAAAGGGAATTGTAGGCGTCCTTGGCGACGAAGAGCTGATCGCCGCGGCGTTTCCACTTGGCGCCCCTCTCTTTCATGCGGCCTTTGCTGACCGCATCCTCACCATCATCATACGCCATCGGTTAGCCCAGCGTCGTTTTGGTGTCGTAGCCGAGGTCGCTGAGCTGCCCGCCCGTCATGATGGTCGAGGCCAGACCACGCCGGCCAGCAGCCTTGCGACGGTTCATGCGCTTAGCCTCCACGATGTTGGGGTCGTTCTCTTCGGGAAGGTCCGTAGGCTTCTCAGGACCAGCCAGAACCTCCTTGCGATACCGCTCGAGGTCAGCCGCTGTTGAGCCTTCCATTGGTGAGGTCGGCGTCTTCTTCTTCTTGAACAGAGCCATCAGTTTTTCCGCCCTATGACTTTATCGTACTGGCGGTTAACCGGGGGCGTTGACGTTGCCCGATTGCCGTTTACCGCCGCCATTATGCGGTTGCGCTTGTCGCCCGCGTGCCAGGCCAGCAGCACCGAATCCAGCTTGTCCGTCGATCGCTTCAGTTCGCCCATCATCTCTGATTTGGGCCTGATCTTGATGCCCTGGCGCGTCACATCGAAGGTCGCTGAGAGGAGTTCCTGCTCAAGCTCATCGTCAGGCGGAAGCTCGACGTTCTCGCCGTTCTCCGGGTCAAGGGCCTCGCGGAACTTCCAGAACAGCTCATCCCGCAGCAGCGGGAACTCGAGCTTCTTGTCTCTGGTCTTCGCCATCGACTTGTTGGAGTTCACCACGCCCAGAACAGGCAGCTTCAGGGCCTTGAGGTGCGAGTAGGTGTCGCCTCCCCATCCACCCGTCATGTCGATCGCGATGGTCGCATCACCCCGAACCATCGAGATGACCTGGCCGGCAACAGCCGCGCCATCCGGTGTCAGCTTGCCCGCAATCGCCCTGATCGGCTCGAACCTGACGCCATGAAGCGGCGAGAGCGATGTCTTGGCCTGTCCACCTTGAGCGATATCCACACCCACGCCCGTCATCAGAGGGAGCGGCTTGTCGCGGTTGAGTATCCAGCGCGCCTGCGCCTTGCGGATCCACTCCATCGGGAACACACGGGCCAGATCGTCGCCCGCCGTCTCGAATGCTTCGTCGTCAGTTGCGGGATATTCCCGCTTGAATTGCTGGCAGAATTCATCGGTCGGCAGGCCGAAGGTCATGCACATGTTCCGGTTCTTCAGCCAGGCCCAGTGCAATTGGGCGTCGTCTAGCTGGTGGCGGATGGCGTAATCCCCGAACAGGTCAGGCGGCGCCCAGCCCTTTGGCGGCTCTGTCCGATACTCTTCGTGCAGGAACCACGGGAGGAACAGCGCCTCGTATGAGCTTTCGCCCCGCTTGGCCGCTTTCCATGCCCGGTGAAACCTGCCGCCTGGAACGTCAGCCGTGCTTTCAATGATGGCTTCAGTGCCATCAGCGTCGGCAAGGGCTTCGGTGAGGCCGGTCCAGACCTCATCAGCCGATGCCGCAGGCCAGAAATCGAACTCGGATGCGTGCAGGCACTGGATTGTGCTCGAGCGTCCAGCCGATCGTGCGCCGGCAGTTGCAATCTTGTAGCCGCTATCCAGCCTGCCAAACACAAGCTCGTTGGCATTGGCCACACTGGTCTGGGGCTTGAAGTCCGCGAGGCAGTTCTCGTGATAGCGCTTTGCCATCCCGAACAGGTTCTGCGTTGCAGCGTCCTCGTGGGTGACGATGTAGGCCAGCGTGCCGCGGCTTGTGCTGGTCTTGCGATAGAACCTGGCCCCGACATAGGTGGAAATGCCCATCTGCCTGCCCTTGAGGACAAGCATACGAACACGGCCTGTGCGCTCTAGCTGATCCTCCATCCGTTGATGGGCAATACGCTGGACGCTGTTGAGCTTGAACGGCTGGAGCCCGTGCTCCTTGGTTCGGATCTGCAAGCAGCTTTCGAAGTAAAGCTCTGCGTCACCTAACAGGGTGGCATATTCTGCGTCAGTTAAGCCGGGCTGTTGTGGTTGGGATGTCATTGAGCCTCTGACGGATACGGTCGAGACGGTCCTCGTGCATTACGCCGACCGTTAGCTCCTGCCGATCAACCCAGCCGTGATTGTTCTTCAGATCGAAGATGACGCCAGGGGTGAATGTGTCCTTGCCGATAAGGCGATTGTGCCGATCTGCTTCGATGCGGAGCTGCGTTCTTTTTATTGTTCGGAAAAACTCATCGCCGTATGCAGCATAGTTTGAGAATGATTCCTTGTCGCAGAACCCCATGAAGAGGCAGAGCCCTGCGAGTGTTGGCCTCTCTTCACTGGTGATCTGAGCGAAGTAGGCGTTGGCCTTCTCTTCGAATGCCTCTGGGGATTGGAAGAGGCGGGGCCTGCCACCAGTGTTGCCAACCGCGAACTTGTTTCCCTTTGGGGCGCCCATTGGTGTTCCGTATTGTGAGCGCCCGTCGATCAGGTTTGCTGATACGGACTGCGGCGCGTTTGTTGGGTTAGGCCGTTCCTACC